TGTTAGCTTGATGCTTTTCTTCTTTTGTTTGAACAAAACGGTCAACAATATTTGCAATACCTGTGGCTGTTTCTCCAAAGAGTTTCTGAAATATCTTATTCATCTATCTTTATCTGTTAGCCAAACATAAATTATTAGACCACCAACCAGCAAGGCACCAGCAAGTGTCACAGCTACTACAGCAAAATCCACGTTCTCTAAGTTTATTCTCATTATAATTCATCTATTAAATCCATTAATTTATGTTCAATTCTTAAGAAAATTTCTATACGTTGTACACCTTCCCATTCCTTCAAGCCATCTGCAACATCCATAAGTGTATTTATTTTAGATAATGTTTGTGTGGTTTTCAACTGCTCATTAACATCTTTTTCTGATAAACTTATGTCGCTTAATAATTTCATTTCTTATATACTTTATCTTCTAAATTATTTAATCTTCTGTTAGTTTGCTCCTCATATTTCTCAAGTTCTCTAATCAAATAATCAATTTTTTGATTGATAACTTTAGTATCATCTTGTTCAATTTTATACTCTGGAAGAGTTTTAGCTATCTCAATCTCAGAAGTAAGCTGTGAATAAGTCATTGTAAGTGATATGATGCCGCCAACTAATAGACCTATAAATTTAATATCTATACGTAAATCTGATTTTCCGTCACCATCAACGTCTATTGCAACCTTTTTATTGGTTATATCCTCCATGTTTTTGATTTTAGCTTTCCTCAAAATTAATGATTTTAATTGATAGTTTTTTTTGTTTATCTAAGACATCGCAGATTTTTGGATAAACTCTTTTATAACATTCTGTAGATTGCCCTAGAAATCCATCTTTCGTAATGTTTTGTGATAAAACATTTCCAAGTAATAAGCAGCCATCTGAATCATCATCACTATTACCAATATGAAGAAGAATGTAATTAAAATTAGGCACATCCCTAATTTCAAGCATACCTCTATGAATGCTTGGAAAACGTTTTGAATACTTATTGTGATAACCTCCCTCTTTTCTGTATTCAATTTTATAAGTCCCTTGAGGTATGCGAGTTTCTCCATAAACTTTGACCGCTCTCTTTTCATCTTCAATAGTAAAGCATAAAAAATCTTTTTCGTTTGTCTCATGGTTTTTAAAAAATAATATTCCTAAGGTACTATCTTTTTGCGAACTAAATCTGTATAACTCAAGTCCTATCATATTTGTTCTAATTTAACAGATAAAGATATGACACCTCTGTAATACGTATGGTCAGGTGCATCTTCTGTTAAATATGTGATACCCTCATTTACTTGTGAATAAACATTAAAGCCATCAGAGTTAAGATTCATAAGACCACTTTTTAAAATTACAAGCTGTGAAATAGAATTAATTATTTGATTTGCC